TTTTAATTGTTTACCTTCTGCTCTAAAATCAAAATTTGGTAAATTATTTATATCTACAGGAGGTAGATTACTAAAATCTAAAGGTGGCATATTTTGCAAGTTAGGACTTACATAATTAGCTATATCTACGCTTTCTTCTGGAGTTGTTGGTTGTGCTATAGCTTTAGGAGTTGGATCACTAGGAACTAAATTACCTATATCACCCATACCTGGATCACTAGGTATTGGCTCTACTGAATCTTCTAATTGAGTAGGAGGTCCTGCTATAGGCATTATTGGAAAAGGACTTGGTTGATTTAATACAGGAGGAGGAGGTGTTTCAAACTGTACTGGTGCATATGGATCAACTATTTGTGGAACTATATCTTGTGCTTGATCTCCGTAGAAATTTTGATAACCCACAGTTTGTGTAGGATCAAATCTTCTAGGCATAGAAGAAGGTGCTTGTCTTGCTGATGTATCTAAAACTGGTGCTTCACCACTAGTTATATCTGTAGCACTAGGATTTAAATTATTAAAGTATGTAGCTTCACCTTGAAATCCTGGCATAAAATATGGGTCTATAGGTGCTGCTTCTCTTTTTTGCACATATCCTGTATTTCTATAGCTGCCTAAATTATTAGGATTATCAGGTCCACCATAATAGCCACCCATAATATCTTGAAAAGAATAATAATCTCCAGTATTAGGATTAATTAATGGATCAGTTTCACCACCTTCTTGCATTTTAGTAACGCCACCTGTAGCTATAGGTATCATTTCTGGATTTTCAGCTATTATTCTTTGTCTTTCTTCTTCTTGCTCTCTAGCATTTCTTGCAAGCATAGCTTCAAATTCTTCTTGTGATTCCATAATAGATGTACCACCCATACCTACTGATGCTGGTATATAAGCTCCTGGTTGTGTTAAACCAGTTAATATATTTTTACCACCTTCCATACTAAATCCACCTGCATCTCTAAATGCATCTGTTAATTGTGGATTCGAAGCCATATATTGCTGAGAACCCTCAACAAATCCTGGTGCACCAGCAGTTCCAAAACCTGTTTGTGTAGCTTGTGCAATAGTTGGTTGTCCAGCAGCTAATGCTTGTGTTGTAGCAGTATTTACTGCTTCTTGTCCTGCTGTATTTAATATAGGTTCAATAGTTGGTGCTCCACTTAATAAAGTTGGGTCCGCAGATGCTTGTATTGCATCAGTTGCTGCTGTTGTTGCTGCATCAGTAATTGCACCTTCTGCTGCTGCTCCTGCTTTTGCTCCTTGTGCTGCTGCTCCTGCACCTTGTAATGCAGAACCAATACCATATCCTGTTAAACCAGCTAATAAACCTTTTTTAATATCGCCTGTTACAGCGTATTGTGCAAGACCAGAACCTAAAGCAGATGCACCTAATGCACCTAAACCACCTACACCAGTAAATAATGCACTACCTGCTAAAGAACCTAATACTGGTGCAAGAAAAGGTAAGAAGGCTTCTGGCTGTCCTGTTTGTGGATTAATTGTTATAGGCAAGGCTTGTGATAAACCTTTTACTTCTGCTGGATTAACGTGCAAAAGCATAGAATCGCCATAACGACCTTGTGATGCTACGTTTTTAGTTTGTTGTTTTATATCCATTATTTATCTTTCCTCTAAGGTTTCGCAACCAAATACGTTAAAACTCATATCTACTGCACTTGTATAAACTTTTAAAACATCTGCTTGATTTAATGTTATGCCAATAACAATAGCAAATGAATCATTAGCTGCTACAGATTTATCATAAAATAAAAATTGTTTATCGTCTGCACCTGCTCCTGCTACATGAGCACTTAATCTAAATGTTATTGCAGAGCCTGTTCTATTAGCTGCAACTATAGAACTTATTGTTGTTTGTGTTTTATCAGGCACTGTATAAAGCACAGTTGTTGTTGTAGCTGCTGGGTCTAACTGTCCTAATACTTTTAAACTATCAGCCATGTTTTACACCCATTAATAAAAATTGATGTTTGCGTATGGCTTTGCTAACACCTGATTGTTGCATTGTTTTTAATGTTCCTATTTCAGAGTTAATATCTTGAAATGCTTGTTCAATAGTTCTTCTTGTAACTGCTTCATTAACTTCATCATATTCTATATTAGCAATAGGTAGCGGTATTGTTGATTTTTCTGCCATTATCGTTTGCCATCCTGTCTAAGTTCTAATCTTAAATCTCCTAATCGCCATCCAAAGTTATCTGATGTATTTTCTATTCTGATAGCACTTTGCCTACTTCTTGCTCTAGTATTTGTAAATGTAGAGTTAGGAGTAACAGCAACTGTTTGTAATGTAGATAAACTTTCTAACGGATAATTTCTACCCTTAATTACAAAATTTACAGTATTTTCTGTATCATCTGATCCTCTGTACTCAAGGTCTGGTATAAGTTTGGATATAAACATAAAATTTTCACCATCTGGGTCTAAATCAAAATCTGATGATTCTATAAATGCTGTAAATGAAGAACCATCTGCACTATGACCTGTTTCGTGATTATATAAATAATTATTATCTGTAGTATCTAACTTACCAGTAGCTATAGGATTATCTAATATATATGCTGGATTCCAAGCTGTTCTAGTAAAGCCATCATTAGTTGTACCTATAGTCCAAGATTGTTCTAAATAATTGTATGTAATATATTTATCTACTTCAGTAGAGCTAGCACTAGGATAGAACCATATAATTTCATTATGTTGTGGTATTGATGCAGCAAATACTTTAAAAGATTGAGAATAATTAAAGTCATCAAACACATGATCTAAAACAGAACATGGTAATCTTTGAGCAGAACCTGCATATTGATAAAAGGCTCCATTATCCATAAAGAAGACTGTATTACCACCTGTTGCCATAGCATTAGGTGATATTAAAGACATTCCAGTTGCTATTTCATTAAAACTAAATATAAAAGGTGCTCCAACAAAACGCATTGAAACTATACCTGCATCTGTCCAAATAAGTATTTCTTGTCTTGTTTGCATAGCTCCTATTATTGTAGAGCCTGTAGAAAGTTGTACACCACCTGCTGAATTAGTTGCTGTAGGTGTCCAATCTACTGCACTTTCTGCATCAGAAAAACGCACTAATAGTGGGTCTATTGTTGAAGAACCTATAGGATTACATCCAAATGCAATAACATGACGATCAATATCTGACATCATTATTTGAAATACTGATGTTGGTACATTGCTTGCACCAGCCCTACTACTTGCTGCTACTGCTCTTGTTCCAACTCCAGATGATTCATCCCAATAATATATTGTTCCATTTCTAGGTGCTGCAATAGTATCATCTCCAAAACTATCTAAACTCCATAATCTAAGTTGATTTGTTAATGATAAAGCTGGAGATTCACCCCATGTTCCATCACTCCATGCTCCTGAACCAAATCCACTATAAGGAACATAAACATCTAATCCAATATTTAATTGATAAGCAGCAACTGTACTAGAACCACCATTACCAGTATCTGATGAGTTTGCTGTTATTTCACTACCGCTAGAATTTTTTGCTTCTATTGTGTAAGAGTTAGTATTAATAATAGTATCTATCTCATATTCTTGATTAAGTATTGCAGCAGTTATATTCCCACCTAAAGATACTGCATCACTAAAAGTTACAAAATCTCCTTTTACTGCACCATGTCCACTTTCAGTTACTGTTATAGTTGCATCACCATTTGATGCAGAAAAAGTTGCATCACCTGCACTTGTTGTTAATCTAATTGGTGTTATATCATTAAAGGTTGTACCTTCTTGTGCGTATAACTTTTTATGTGTTCCTAAAATATTATATTGTGATTGATTAGCAGTTTTGTAAGAACTAATTTTTCTACAAGTACCTATAAATGTATTATTAGAATTTTTTTCCCAACCGCCTATTCTTTCAGGTCTACCTTTTCTAAATCTTATTTTATCTGCATCAAACCAACCACCTTCATTAGAGTAGTTTGTTCCTTCTTTATTTATGCCTGGTTTAAATACAAATTTAGAAAATGGCATTTTATACCTCTATCCATTCTTTACCTTGAAATAAAAGTGATTCAGCTTCTCTACGCCTTACTAAACCTTCTAATACTTTACCACCTGCTTTATTCCAACGTTTCATTTGATTGGGCACTTCATCCCAATCTTTTTCATTAATCTTAATTAACATTGTACTTTTATTTAAATTTGTAGGACCTAAGTTATATGTCCATGCTACGAGTGCATCAAATTGATTTTGTGTAAGATCAACTGTAACAGCATTATTTACATATCCACCATATTCATTCAACTCTTCTTCAAGCCATTTATCAGCTTGTTCTTGTGTGCAAGTATCACCTATTGTTACTCCTTTAGTTCTACCATAAGCAATAGTAGGAACATTAATAGCATCATAGTATGCTTGCAATTTGCAACCTTCAAATTTTTTAATAAGTGATATGCCTTCATGTGATATTTGCATATTAGTCTCCTTTGCTTGAGTTAGATGCTCCAAAATAGAATGAAATAACCGCACTTGCTAATCCTCCTAAATATCCAAGAACTAAATTTATTAGTGCCTCACTATTTTGTTCTGGTGGTTGTAAAGTTACTAAAAATATATATCCTAAAAATCCACCTACAGTAGCAATACCCATAATTCTAGCTGTCCAATCTTTACTAA